GGTCTTGTAGATTTGGATGGCCTTCGAGTGGCAAAGGTGCAATAGATAAAACGTAATAATATGAACTATCAAATATTTTATGATAAATTAACAAAAGAAGTTGGCAAACCTCACAATAAACCAGTGGGTCAGGTTGCATCTGCTTATGCGGACGCTTATGATTTGGCTTGTAAAGGAAGTTGTAAAACCATGTTTGGTGCAGTTTTAATGACTGGTGATAAAAATATTTTGAAACAAAAAATTGAAACATCATTAAAAACTTCAGCTAATATAAAAGACGCATATTCTCCTGGTGTAGGATTCAGATTTGATAGTGCATATAAAATAATGGCAGAGGGTTTTACTAAATATTGGGTAAATTCAAAATTTACACCAATGCCTCCTTCACCACCGTGTATCAGTTTTGATCCGCAATCACAAAATCCAGGTGTAAAAGTTAGTCCAAATCCACCACCACAACCAACTTTTGTTGGAGTGGAATACTATGCAGTTGCATTTGGTAACTATGATTTTGCTGGTAATTTAAAAAGTGTCTGGCAAATAAAAGATTGGAAAAAATTTGTTGATTCTTTTTATGACACATTATTAGAGTTTCATTTAACATTAAATGGAACATATAATGGTAGAGCCGTGCTCGTACCGGCTCCTAGTCCTGTTCCACTTTCTGTTAAATGGTATGGTATAGTTGGTGGAACTAGAAGAAAATCCTTGAGTAATTATGACATAGCTTTATCAAATCCAGTGCCGCATGGTAGAGGTACTGACATACCTTTAATGAGAGATTGGGAAGCAACATTTAGAGTTGCGGATATATCATCAAACAGAGAGTATATGATTGCAATTGATCCAAGATTGCCGGATGAGCTTTTATTTTTACAAGGTGGATTTGCAGCTTCTGCTGCACCATTGAATCCTTTTAATTGGGATAAAATGAAAAGAGGACAAAATGTTATAGTTTCTCATGTACATCCTTGGGATGAAGGTAATGGAGTTATTAATAAATCTGGATTTTCTCCGCAGGACATATGGTTTGCTATTCACAATAATCTTTCAGAAATGAGAGTGTCTAATAAATTTTATACATATGTATTACAAAGGCCTGCAGGTGGTTGGTCTACGTATAGAGTTGGTAAAGCGGGTAAAAGAAAAGCGGATGGGACGTTCAATAAAGAAGATACTGGAATAAACCCAGCAATAAGAATTGCAATTGAACTTGAATTTGATCAAATTCAAGATTTAAAACGAATGCAACTTGATGCTATTTATAGTGATTCCATAAAATATGATAACTGGGGTGAATCTATACATTATGCAAATAGAGTGCTTTCAAAAAAATATGGATATAAATATGAACGCGTTCCAGTAGAAGAATTAAGACTGCGTGGTAAGTATAAGAAAGAATATGATGTTGCTATGCAGGCAGAATTTACAAATAAAATACCAGTAGATTTTGATGTTAGATCAATACGAGTATGGTTGAATAAACTTTTGAATAAAAACTTTTAAAAGTATTAATATGAGAAGAATATGGCCGATGTTAATGGTGAAATACCAGAAGAAGAATTTATAGAAATTTTATCAACACCATATAAAGAACACGAACAACAAGTTTCAGATAATAATAATCAGAATATTGTAAATGATGATGACATAAAAGTATATCCAGTCGGTGGATATGGTAAAGATATTCGAGTAATAAATGATTTTGAAATTAAACAAAGATTCAAATTAACAGAGACGGCATTGTATACCAATCTAAGAGTTTCTTGGAAGATAGAAAAAGTAGGTGATCAATCAAATACACCTGGATTAACTCAAAAAGAAGCGAAAATATATTTAGGATTGGAAGATAGAATATCAACACATAACCACCCTAAACAAAATAATGCAGATGGTGGATCTTTTTCTCCTGATGATATAACAAGTTTTATATTACAAGAAGATTTGGAACTTAGAGTGGTTGATTATTATTATGCATATGTAATGCAAAGACCAGTTGTTGGATGGGATGTTTGGAAAAATCAATATCCAGAAACTATTGAATATAAGTTAGTAAATGGAACACCAGACTTTACTGGTAACCCATTGTATCAATTTTTTGACCAAGTTTTTATTGCAAATAGAAATAAACTAAAACTTGCGGCTGAAAAAGGAATTGGTAAAAACGATCCTAGATCTTGGTTTGAAGATTCATTGCATGTTGCAAATCTTTTAGTTTCACGAAAATATAGAATACCATATGCAAGATATGTTGATAATAGATAATTTACTAAATGGTTTGAGATAAAATGGCAGAAACAATCAATATTAATGATTCGTATTTAAAAAATGCAGCAAAAAAATTAATTTCAGATGAAGTAATCGATGAAACATATATTAATGATCAAGCAAATATAAATGAAAAACGTTTGATTCGAGAGGCAATAAGTGTATATCCAGTTGGTGGATATGGATCAAAAATGGATATAATTAAAAAATTTGAAAAAAAATATAGAAAAAATCCTATTGAACATTTACTTATTACTAACAAAATGGAAGATAAATTTAAAATAATAAAGGGTGATAATGAACAGGTTGTAATCAGCTCTGATACTAGATCTTTTATTTTAAGTCTAAAAGATGGGATAACGGTACACAATCATCCACCGAATTATGAGGATGAAATAAATTTTACAGGTCGTCAAACTGAAATTTATGGATCATTTTCTCTGGATGACATACTGACTTTTATAGATGATCGAATTGTGGAAGATAGAGTAGTTGATGCAAAATACACATATGTTATGCAAGAACCAAAAATTGGTTGGGATAATTGGTTGGAAATATATTCAAATTACAAAACCGATATTTCAGAATATCGTAAACAAAAAAAAGAAGAAATACAAGAAAAAATTGAATCAATATTCAATACATATAAACTAAATGAAGATGAATATGCACAATCAGACTGGATACATGGCGAATCAACACACGGAGCAAATTTAGAAGTATCGAAAAAATTTAAGATACCATATGCTAGATACTTATTGACTTGACATACTAATTACATATATTGATTAAAAATAATTAAACCTATATTTATGTGTATGAATAAATGCACAGAAAATATTGTTAGAGAAATAATCAGAGAATACTTTCGTTCGGTTCTGATCGAAGGAAAAAAACCCAGTGGTGGATTAACCGGTTGGTTTAGAGAAAAATGGGTTGATATTTCTCGTAAGAAAAAAAGTGGTGGCCATCCTCCATGTGGCGCTTCTGCTGGTAGTAAAGCCAGAAAAGGTGGCAAAAGAGCATATCCAAAATGCGTTCCTGCATCAAAAGCTGCTTCTATGTCATCCAAGCAAAAAAGAAGTGCCGTAACACGAAAGAGAAAAAAAGGTGCTACCGGTCGTGGTAGAGCAAAAATGGTTTCAACGTATACAAAGGATTAAAAATGGAAAATGTTTTGGAAAAAAGAATTGGCAACTACATAAAAATTTTTGCCATTTCTGTATTTGCAATACTTTTTGTTTATGTAGTTTATGACAACAATCGTTCAAAAGAACAAATGAAGTCTTCAACAAAAACAAAAGATAGTTTGGAGGCATTGATAAACAAATATCAATATGATTATATTGAATTGAAAAAACGTGCGGACATAATGGATTCTATATTGAATGTAAAAAAAGATAATCTAGAAGATGTTAAAAAATCTTTCAATAAAAAAAGAAAACCTATCATAAAAAATTCAAATGATGCAATTAAGTATATCAACAAATTTTTAAGTGAGTGATTATGAAATATGTTTTTGCTTTAATATTTTTGACCTCAAATTTGTTTGCTACAGAGAAAGATTCAGTTTACTGTTTCAATAAAACGGAAATAACTTTACTGGCAAATAAAATTCAACTAATTAGAGATTCAGTTGATTATTTAAAAACGGTGGTTGATGCACAAGATACTGTAATAGACTTATATCAATCTCGGTCTGATATGTTTCTCAAACAACTAAGAAACCGTGATCAAGTTATTGATGCTTGTCAAAAAAGAAGCAAAGAACTTGAAAAGATAAATGAAGAATTACAACCACGTTGGTATGATAATAAATTTCTGTGGTTCTTAACCGGAGCCGCTTCCGTCTTAGGAATAGTGTTGGTAGTTCAATGAGTCAATCGAATAAAAATCTTAAAGACATAATCAAAGAGGAATTTGCTAAGTGTGCAAGTAATCCTGTATATTTTATGAAAAGGTATGCAAAGATTCAACACCCAACTCGTGGCAAAATACTATTTGAATTATATCCATTCCAAGAAGATGTTGTAAAAGAATTTAACAATAATCGATGGAATATAGTTCTTAAATCTCGTCAGTTGGGTATATCCACACTTATTGCTGGTTATTCTCTTTGGTTGATGTTATTTAATCAAGATAAAAACATTCTTGTTATTGCAACGAAACAGGAGACTGCGAAGAACTTGGTTACAAAAGTTCGTGTTATGTATGATAATCTTCCAAGTTGGTTGAAAACGGGTGTTCAAGAAGATAATAAATTGTCACTTCGTTTTAAGAACGGTTCACAGATTAAAGCCGTTTCTGCCGCTGCTGATTCTGCTCGTTCTGAGGCACTTTCGCTTCTTATTATAGACGAGGCCGCCTTTATTGATGATATAGATAAAATATGGGCATCCGCACAACAAACACTTGCAACTGGTGGAACTGCAATTATTAACTCTACCCCAAACGGTGTTGGTAACTTTTATCATAAACAATGGGTAAAGGCAATACTAAAAGAAAGTTCATTCAATCCAATAGAATTATTATGGCAAGTCCATCCAGACCGTGATCAATCGTGGAGAGACGAACAAGATGATCTTCTCGGACCAGATTTGGCAAAACAAGAATGTGATGGAAACTTTCTTGCATCTGGTCGTTCTGTGATTGATGGTGAATTGGTTCAATGGTATAGAGAAACTTATGTTTGTGAACCGAAAGAAAAACGTGGTGCAGAGGATGCTTATTGGATTTGGGATTATCCTGATCCCAATAAAACTTACATTGTTGTAGCCGATGTTGCGCGTGGTGATGGAAACGATAATTCAGCATTTCATGTTCTTGACATAGATAATTTAGAACAAGTTGCAGAATATCGTGGAAAACTTGATACAAAATCATATGGCAATATGTTAGTATCAGTTGCCACAGAATACAATGATGCAATGTTAGTAGTTGAAAATGCCAATGTTGGTTGGGCGGTTATTCAACAAATTATTGATAGAGGTTATCCAAATCTTTATTACACTTACAAAGAAGACGGTTATATCGATCCATCTATACAGATACCAAAAGGTTATGACTTAAAAGATAAATCACAAATGGTTCCTGGATTTACAACAAGTGCAAAAACAAGACCACTTCTTATTTCTAAATTGGAAACATATTTCCGTGAAAGAACACCGATAGTAAAATCTGCAAGATTGACGGAAGAACTTCTTGTATTTGTTTGGAATGGTTCAAAGGCAGAGGCACAAAATGGATATAAAGATGACTTGGTTATGTCATTTGCGATTGGTCTTTGGGTTAGAGATACCGCAATAAAACTTCGTCAAGAGGGACTGATGAAGACAAGAATGAGTTTAGATTACATGGGAAAATCAACAACACCACTTAAACCATCATATCAATACGGTGATGACCGCGATGGTTGGAGTATGACCGTGAATGGTCAAAACGAAGACCTAACATGGTTAATAAAATAACGTTTCTAATTTTTACTACATATTTATATTAAGTTTACAGTATACAAAATAGGTGACAAATGGCACAGAAAAAATCATTATTTGATAGGTTAAAAACACTTTTTTCAACTAATGTTGTTGTTCGTAATGTTGGTGGTAAAAAATTAAAAGTCGTTGATACTGCAAGGTATCAAGGTGATGGGAACCCTCATACATCAAAAGTTATTGACAGATATGGTCGATTGCATGGAACAAAGGGAACTCCTATTTCTGTATACAACCAGTATAACTCTTTTTCTGCTACAAAAATAGATTTATACACAGATTATGAGGCAATGGACACCGATGCCATTATTTCATCTGCTCTTGACATATATTCAGATGAAAGCACTCTAAAAAATGATCAAGGTGATGTACTAACCATACGAACCGATAATGATAATATAAGAAAAATACTTCGTAACCTTTTTTATGATGTTCTTAATATAGAATATAATCTTTGGCCGTGGATTCGTAATCTCTGTAAATATGGTGATTTTTATTTGTACCTTGATGTAAAAGATGAATTGGGTGTAACTAATGTTGTTCCATTTTCTCCGTATGAAATGCAAAGAGAGGAAGGAACTGATCCAGAACATATCTATATGACAAAATTTATCTACGAGGGTCCTCTCGGTAAGGGGGAATTTCAGAATTATGAAATTGCTCATTTTCGTCTTCTAGGTGATACTAACTTTTTACCGTATGGTAAATCCATGTTGGAAGGTGCTAGAAAACTTTTCAAACAGTTGTTACTAATGGAAGATGCGATGTTGATACATCGTATTATGCGTGCGCCTGAAAAAAGGATATTCAAAGTTGATATTGGTAACATCCCACCGGCAGAAGTAGATCAATACATGAACAATCTTATGAATAGAATGAAGAAAACACCTATCATCAATGAACAGACCGGTGACTATAATCTTCGTTTTAATATGCAAAATCTTTTGGAAGACTTTTATCTTCCAGTTCGTGGGGGTCAATCTGGAACCACCATTGAAACACTTGCTGGTTTACAATATGATTCTATACAAGATATTGAGTATTTACGTTCAAAAATATTCGCTGCTCTGAAAGTTCCGAAACCATATTTGGGCTATGATGAAAGGGTAGAAGGTAAGGCAACACTTGCAGCTCTTGATATTCGTTTTGCCAGAACAATAGAAAGAATACAAAGAATTGTAGTTTCTGAATTAACAAAAATTGCCATTGTTCATTTATATGCACAGGGGTATGAGAATGCAGATTTAGTAAACTTTGAGTTGGGATTAACCGGTCCATCTATTATCTACGAACAAGAAAAAGTTGCTCTTATGAAAGAAAGAGTGGATTTGGCTGGAACACTAATTGAGAAAAAACTATTTTCATTGAAGTATATTTATTCAAACATATTCAATTTATCAGAAGACGAAGCTGAATTTGAAAAGAATGAAGTTCTTGAAGATATTAAACACGCATTCCGTCAGAAACAAATTGAAAATGAAGGAAATGATCCTGCTGTAACAAAAGAGTCTTTCGGAACTCCTCACGATATTGCAAGTATGCAGATTCGTGGTGGTGCTAAAGTAATAAATGATGTTGAAGTTCCAGAAGGTGGTTGGCCAGGTGCGGGTAGACCTGCTAAAAACTTAAACTATGGAACGGATAAGAGTCCATTTGGGCGTGATCCTATTGGAATGAAAGATGTTGGTAATACATTAAAGGTGAATAATTCACCGAAGGTTAATAGTAAAGGTGGTTCACCACTATCCCTTGAAAATAAAAATGTTGAAAAATTGATAGATAGTATGTCTGGTATTAAAATTAAAACAAAAAAAATAATATCAGAAAGTCTTAAACGGTCTATAAAACAAGAAAATGAACCAAATTTACTCGATGAAAACAATTTATTAGATGAATTGTAACTTTCTCTATATTTATTCTATGAAAGTGTACACAAACAGGTATAAGGAAAAATGAAGAAAATAAAACATTCAAAGTTTAAAAATACTGCAATGTTGTTCGAGTTATTAACAAGACAAATAACATCGGACATCATTTCTTCAAATGAATCAGTATCAATACAGATATTGAAAAAATTTTTTAATAAGAATACAGAGCTTATTAAAGAGTATAGACTCTATAAGACTCTTTCTGATGAAAGATTTAAGTCTGATACTAAAGCAAATATGCTTATAGAAGCTGCATTAAAAGCTCGTAGAGGGTTAAACAAAAATAAATTGCAGAATGAAAAATATGAATTGATTAAAACTATCAAAGAAAATTTTGAAATAGATTCATTTTTTCAAACAAAGGTTAATAATTACAAATTATTGGCATCAATATACAAGATTTTTGAATATAATGAACTAGATAATCCCGTTGAAATTACGAAATCAAGAATAACAATCCTTGAAAATATAACATCAAAAATAAAAAATTCTGTAATATCAGAGAGTAGTGGAATAATAAACGAACCAAAAGAAGTTCGTTTATTAGCATACAAATATTTGGTTGAAAAATTTAACACAAAATATAGTAATCTTTCTGAATCACAAAAGGTGTTGTTGCGAGAATATATTGAGAATGTTAGCAATACCAATAACTTAAAGTCTCTTGTTCAAACGGAGGCGGTAACTATAAAAAGATTGTTCACAAAAAATATGCATAGAATAAATGATAAATCGTTAAAAATAAAATTACAAGAAATTGTAAACCTTTTAGAAGAATATCAGAATGTAAAAAAGATAGAAGAAAATCATATTTCAGCACTTCTTCGTTATTATAGTGTAATAGAAGATTTATCGTGGAGTAAATAATGTCATCAAATGAAATTCACCCATATAATTTTCCCGCATCACAAGCAAACGATTTTGAAAGAAAAGGACATCCTGGAAAATTTTTACAATCTATAACTTGTTCAAGTGGAACAACGACTTATTTTACAGGTTCAAATTTTGGAGTTGGCGGGTTAATAGTCCCTGCATCAACAACCGGAACTGCATCACTTTCAAAAGGTGGTGATATTCCGCTTGCAGTTCTTGCTGGTTCACAACGTATATTTGAATTATCTGTTACATCTGTTAAAGTAGATACCAATGGTCCTGTTTATGCTTTAATAAAAAATCAAGTTTCTAAATAAGGTATCATATGTCAGTTGAATCTTTCATAAAAAAATTAAAAGAATCGGGAGAATATCGTGAGTTTGTGGAAGAACTCACATTGGATGAAATGAGCACAACTGCTTCTGTTCCAGGATATGAAACTCCTAATGCATTTGCTCCAAGTGAAAAAGAGTTTGAAAAAAGTAGCAAAGAAAATGCAGAAACTATGGGATATACTGTTGTTCCAAAGAAAAAGAAAATACATTCAGAGTCGGTCTACAAACAGGCAATGGGTGTAATAAACGAAGGAACATATAATGAATTTCGTAGAGATGAAACTCGTAGTAGTAATAGAAAAATAAATGATTCTATTAAAAATATCAATAGAACAATATATGAAGTTGAGAGAGTGGTTGAACATGCACTCAAATTAAAAACCGAAATGAATGTTGATCAGAGAACTCTTTGGGGGGAATCAATGACTAGATTGCGAAAAATATCAGAAAGAATAAATCGAATTACTAAAAAAATAAACGAATTAGGTGCTTAAGATGAAACAACTACTCGTAGATACTATACTTTTTGCGGCAAATCCAAAAATGATTGCAGAATCAGAAAGAAAAAATAATGGTAAAGTTATAGTTTCGGGTGTTTTACAAAGAGCTGAGGCAAAAAATCAAAATGGTAGAGTTTACCCAAAAAAGATTTTGATGCGTGAGGTAAAAAAATATGCTGCAACAAATATAAAAGAAAACCGTGCTCTTGGAGAACTTGACCATCCGGATTCATCTGTGATAAATCTTCGCAATGTTTCTCATAATGTTCTTGGTGTAGATTGGAAAGGAAATGATGTTGTTGGTACAGTTGAAATTCTACCAACACCATCTGGAAACATTTTGAAACAACTTCTTGGTGCAGGTATTCGTCTTGGAATATCATCAAGAGGATTGGGTTCAGTTGAAGAAATAAGTGAAGGAACAGTTGAAGTACAAGATGATTTTGAATTGATTGGTTGGGATTTTGTTTCAAACCCATCAACTCATGGTGCATTTATGTATCCAGAAGGTATGAGTGAAGGTATAAATGAAGGATTGATAACAGAGGGTATTTCTACATCAACAATTTCCAAAATTGATCCTAAAATACAACGTATTCACAACAATATAACAAATATTATCTGTGAAATTGGAAATGTTTGTGAATGTATATTTGAGGGGAGATAATCATGCCTGCATTGAGTGTTCAACAACAAAAACTCATGGGACTTGCACTTGCTTACAAACGAGGTAAAGTTTCATCATCTGA